TGACTATATCAAAGAAATGCAGTTATGCTTAAAGTTCTCAAATGCAAATCGTGATTGTATGGCGCACATGATTGAAAGTTGTATCCGCGCTGTTGTCCCATCGGTTGAATTTGGCGAACGCATAAACATTCAACACAACTATGCACGGTTGGAACACCACTACGGTCGTGATGTTTGGGTGCATCGCAAGGGCGCAACCAGCGCACGTGATGGCGAAATCGGATTGATTCCAGGCAGCCAAGGAACGTCGTCATACATCGTGCGCGGCCTTGGGAACAAAGCATCGTTGATGTCCTGTTCGCACGGCGCAGGTCGCAAGATTGGTCGCAAAAAAGCACAGGAAATTTTATCAGTGGAATCGGAATGCGAATTGCTGGACAAACAAGGTATCATTCATTCAATCAAATCAAAAGATGATTTGGATGAGGCACCATCTGCATACAAAGACATTGATGTTGTTATGCAGGAACAGGCAGACCTTGTGGAAATCTTGGTAAAGTTATCGCCAATGGCAGTGATAAAGGGATAAGCATGGAACAAATTAAATTTAATCTGTCCACTGTTGATCCACCAATATTATCTGTATTGCACCGTGTTATCCGGCGCAACGGAACAACAAAACTTGCAGAACGAAAATATGCGCCACGGTGCAAAACCAAAGAGAACAAATAATTAAAAACCGCCTTTCGGCGGTTTCTTTTTATCGTTTTTCAATGATGACTTTCTTGATCCAAGTATCGCCATCCGGTATGAAACGAATCGGCTGTGTCTGTGCCGTCAAGGTATCGCCCGCAGGCGTTCTCAAACGACGCATGACCAATTCTGGCCAAGTTTTCATCAGGTCATTCTCTGGAACTGGTAATTCCAGCAATGTGCATAATTGCTTATAGACCTTGATGCGTGCCTCGCGGACGTCCTCGGCACATTTAATGCCACGCAATCCGTAATAGCATTTCGCCATAAAGATTTCATCACGCGATAATTCGCGCGGATCCTTGCCAATGAACGATACAGGAACCATGGTTTCTTTTTCGTCATCAACCGGATACGACACAACGCCCGCATAATTCAAACTCTTTTTGCGCAATGCCATTTCTGCACCCTCTTTCAGATACATACGCCAGCATTCACGGCGCGGCAAATTCAATGTGATGCTGTATTCGGTTTCCCCGTCCAGTGAATGGACGGCAATACCACCCACCTCAACTGTCATACCAGGAACTTCAACCAAGTTTTCAGCATCTGCGGCGGCCTTTTCGGCTGCTGCTTTTTCTGCGGCGGCCTTTTCGGCTGCTGCTTTTTCTGCGGCGGCCTTTTCGGCTGCTGCTTTTTCTGCGGCGGCCTTTTCGGCTGCCGTTTGCTCGGTCTTTGCCATAGCATGCTCCTTTGGTTGTTTATGTTATTTTACTTTTTTCAAATTCGGATTTTTACGTTTTGCCGACGGGGATGCTTTGCGACTGGCGGATGCCAAAATTGCACCGGCCGCCTTTTTGCTCACACCCTCGCGTTTTGCGATTTGGTTTTGGGCCGCTTTGAACCCCATACCTTTCTTTGTTTTTGCCATCATATCCCCTTTTAATCATCCACGACACTAAACTCGGCTTTTGCCTGTTTTAACGCATCTGCATGCGACATACCGCCCGATTCCAGCGCAACGATACGATCCGCGTATTCTTGGCAAACACCCTTGCCATTACCTTGCACCGTGACCGGAGAACCGCCATCTTTGCCAGGAACGTCATCAACATCATACGCCACGCCGATTTTTGCGGCCGCGACAATAATGCCCAACGCCTCCTCATTTGCAGCGTTTTGTGTTTTTTCCCACAGCCCCGCTTTTTGCAAAACCGATTTCGCCTTGGCGCGTTCTTTTTCATCCGGCAACGCTTTCAGAATCTCTGCTTGGAATGTATCTGCATCGTATTTCTTGGCAGTTGCTGCCTCGCGTTCTTTTAATGCCGTTTCGGCCGCAATTTGCGCCTGTCTTGGCGTCATACCGGCGGCCTTGTATTTTGCAATCAATTCGGATTTATTTTCAAATCCGCTCAAAACGACATCATAATCAGAATCCTGATAATCTTTTGTGATGTCCTCTGCAAATTTTTTCCAATCCTCATCGGATGCATCTTTGCCTGGCAACACTTTTTTGCCCAACAATGATTCCTGCCCATCCAATTTTTTGAAAACCTTATTCGGATCAACATTCCCCGATTCATCCAAAATTGATTGTACCCACGGTTTATCTTTCAATTCATCCGGCAACACCAGCGGTGTGTTATTTTCGTTCATTTTCATCCTCCTTTTGTGTTTTTTGTATGAGTTCAGCGACCTGTGCCGGTGTTAAAAACTGCATCAGATTTTTTCCAAAATCCGACTGACCCAAAAAGTATTCTGGGCCAACACCATAAACTTTATGTAAATTGGAAACTGCTTTTAATCCGTTTGCGAACGCACGGGATTCAACCATCAGATATTCTATAACAACCTGACCTGCCTCGGTCCCTGCAACAACCTGAAAACTTTTACGCACCAATTCCAAATAGGCGGCGCGTTTTTCTTGTGCCTCGCGGATTTTTTTCATCGGATCCACGAATCCTGCTTTTTTGTCCATTTTTTACGACCTTTTACTGTATGTTTTCATTTTATAAAAATCGTTACGAAAATCATTATACACGAAATTCGTAACGATTTCATTATAATTATTGAATGACCTCATCCTCCAACTGATCGGCCTGTGCAGTTGCCGCGCGTGCGCCCGCAACGCCAGTTGTCATTGCCACTTGATCTGCTAAATCGCGCTTTTCCTCATACTGTTCTTTGTCGCGCAATTTCATACTGCCAAATTTCAAGACATTCTGCAAATCATCATAACAATCAATCGCGGTTGCCAATGATGGTTGTGCCTGTGTCGCCGCCATAATCAACTGCAAGTCAGACCCAAATTGTTCTGCGCGTTCACTGTAAATGATGCGTTTAACAATACTGGTTTCATCTATCGCGAATAAACCAGGCGCATTGCGTTTAATATCCTTGATAACATCTGGATCCGTTATAAACCCATCCTCAATCATTGAACGCAAAACAATCATCGTGATACGATTGCGGAAATCAGACAACTGTTCTGCAAAACGCTTGACCTGTGGCGCAATCATTTTATTTTTGATATTCTGAACCGCCAATATTTCTGTCGCCGTGCGTGGATTGCCACCCTTTGCAAAATATTCGGCCATCGCATCCAATTTATATTCGGCGCGTAATCCATCCACAATGGTTGGGCGCAACGCCTGCCACAGTGCAGTTATATCGCCGACATCCTGTATCGGGAATACTGGCGCAGATCCTGTCCCCAAAATTCCTGGATTAAACGGAACATATTTTGAATCCGAATCCAATTCCAGCGTGCCGACAGAACCCAAATCATAATACCCCATGCGCGGATCTGCCATTTTACCCATTGCGGACATCGCCAAGAAAAATGAACCCTCTAACGCCTGGAACGATTTTTTGTTATTCGTCAACGGAGAATAACCATAAACCTTTCCTGGACGAATTGAATAACGGTTGATGCAGAACGGTTTTTCTTGATAATAAATCGTGTCAATCGGCTTCATGTCATCCAGACACCAATATCCAACATATTTGCGCGTTTTAACGCCCAATTTTGCATCTTTTGAATATTCGTGATTGCGACAAATAATGTGATAAACCTTGAATACCTGATCCGTGTCATACTTTGAATACGCGGTCAAGACGTTCTGATTTGTAATTTTATCAAGCCCAAATTCATCAACGATTTGTTGCGCGGTCCAGTTATAAACCTGATATTGTTCCTCAATATCACGCCCAATCGCCATGCCCCAAACGCCCAACGAACGGACAATAAATGGACATGATGGATCCAGCGTTTCAATTCCAAACAAATCACCCGTTCCCAAACGAACATAATTATCCAAAAACACTTCGCGCGATTCATACCACCGTGAACGCGGATTATTCAGACAACGCTCTATTCTGACATTGCATTCATCCGCAATATCATCCGTGATGCTGTCGCGCAGATATGTTGGCACAACTTTCCACGGCTCGTGCGCAGGGAAAAATAACCCACCGTAATAATCTTTGGCGGTCGTGATCATCATCTTGATTGTCGGGTCAAATGTTTCCTCATCCAATGGATCTGATGGGTTGATGATTTCTTGGCCGGTCGCACTGGTATATCGTATCGGACTGTCGCCGGATGAAAATTCCACCGCCCATTGCCACAATGCGTAAAATGGTGCTTTGTATGCCTCTAACGCAGATGCGATTTTTCTGATTCTCTCTTGGATATTTATTTTCATTTTAACCAACTCCCTATTTTCTGACCCGCCGTGCGCAGGAACGCCGCGTGTCTTTTCGGTTCATTTTGTTTATTGTATTCGTCCCAAAACTTTTCTCTGTCAGATCTGGTATCACGACGTGGCATCACTGGAACTATATCATAAATTCTGGATACTGCGTCAATAAAATCGTCATGCTTTCCGTATGGAAAATCCGTCAGTTGCTGAACCAATGCCGTGATAATATCGTATTCGCGCCCATCAAAATAACTTTTCTTGACCAACGAACGTGGTATATGCAAACGGCGTTGTTCCAATAACGGCACCAATCGCAAAATACGATCCTCTTTACTGGCAGTGCCGCCCAATACTTTAATCGGCGGACATTTGCACCGCGTGCGTTTTATTTCCATGTCAATAAATTCTGCATCGGTTGCCATACCATATTGTTCATAACCAACGATTGAAATACGATGTTTTTCATACAAATCCTGCACACAATTCCAGCGACGACCCAAATCTATTTTATCGTGCAACGCATCAATCAACCACAAATCGCCTTTGTCATCGTAACCCAACACCGCCATTACGGTATAGTCAGTATTTTTCTTGCCCTTGCCGGCCGGATCCACCAACAGATATTTGTTCGTAATTTCTGGAATATCGTCCGGCGAATCATAATATTGCAAATCATCGGGATTAAACTTTGCCTCGCCATCCGCGACCGGTTTTAACAACATCTGCGACGAAAACGTGTATGACCCCTGTTCTTGAATCATACGCGCCAAAACATCCTCTGGCATATAAACTGGCTTTCCCGTTATTGTGCCGTCATCCGTTGCCGGTATCACTGTATGACGGATGCCACGCTTTATCATTTCATCGTATGTATCATAAAAATGATAACGCGTTCCGCAGTAACGCTTGCGCGTCGGCGATTTCATCATCCCCAAGTTTGACGATAATTCCCACGCACGCGTCGTTTTTTGAATCATGTATGGCGAACCAACAGAATCCTGAATTACAACGTCGTCATACACCAACAAATCTGCGTGCATACCAGTTTTCTGCGAATCCACTAATCCAAACGCAAACACAGACGGTTCCTTGCGCGTCGTTGTGCGCTTGACATTTATACCAACCTGCACTGACCATGTTGTTGACTGTGATTCTGGTTTTTCATAGAAAACATCAGGATAATATTTTTTTAATCCATCATTGGTTTCCAAAATGTGTTTAATCTGCGACAAGAACGCATTTGCCGTCGCATTGTTATACGACATAATCGCCACAGAATGATTTGGATTGTTTATCAAATACTGAATTGTTGCCGCGCAAGTGATAGTCAATGATTTCAAATGACCACGGGCGACCAACCATAACTGATCTGGATCCGCCTGCACCAGTTCACAAAAATATTTCGCGAATGGATCATTGTAAAATTCCCAACCCAAAATATGATAACACAAATACCACAGATCTGTTTTTCCCCACTCTGCCTCTTTTGCACGACATTCTTGCTCATTATGGCACGACAGCCACACCGCGCGTTCAGATTCAATACTATCACGCCGCGCGGCTGCATCTTTTATCCCATCCAAGATATTTTTTGAACTCATAGCGAAAACTCAAATCTGTCAATAATCACTCAGCCCGGTATTTCTCTTGCAGAGATTATGTTTCATATTTACCCCCATTCCTGTAATAGAATTATAAAACATTTTATGAATAAAATCAATAAATACGCTGTCCCTTGCGACGCGCCACATAAAGTTTCGTACAGTGCCACTGGTTCCATATCTTGACCGCACCTTAAACTGGGTTGTGTTGAATTGCGTTTAATAACTCCAACCGCAGCACTGACATTTTTGTATCATGGTTGTCCGCGCGGATTTGCTGTATATCCTGCTTTATTCCGCCGCGCGATTCACGCCACCATTGCAGTAAAAACAATACCACTGGCGCAACCACGGCGGTTATTATTGCAACCCATATATCTGTCATAGTTTTCCCCTCTACTTTGGATTGAATAATTATTTTGCCCAGTCTCCAAAACTTAAAACATCCACATTTGGAAAACCTGCCTGTTCTGGCAAATCCCGCAGATATTGACGATATGCCTTGTATTGCGCTAATTTCTCTTCTGTGATAGGAAAGTCAGGCAACATATACTTGTCTGTTTCCGCCAGTAAATTATCGCGTTCTGCACGCTTCTGTGCCGCCAATTCATCTGTCGTGGGGGCTGGTATTTCTTCCAGACGATAAGTGCCGTCTCCCAGAGATACACTACGCAATTTACCACCGTTTGCGTTATTCCAGTTCGCAAAAGCGATGTGTTCTTTTTTATCTATAATCTGTCCTGCTGTGTACATTTTTTTTCTCCTTATTGTGCTGACATTCCTGATACTTGCCAACTCCCATAATTGTCTATACTTGTTCCCCCGTTGGGAGAAACTAATATAAATGATGTCGTTGTCTGGTCACGATAGCCGGTATTAAAACCACCTTGTGCGTTTTTACCTGAGTGACCTAATACTATTGAATATTTAGCATCTTGCATTTCTAGCGGGAGAGACACAGTTAGATATGCATCTACAGGAGCATCAACGTGACCCCCTTGTTCAACCCAACCGCTTTTATACTTACGATACCATGTATAACCGTTTGCTTCTGTTGGTTCTTGAGATTCTACAACATAGTCAATCATACCGTCTGTTGCCAGTTTCAATCCTGCTACATCAGATAGAACTTCAGTGCATTTGGCAACGGCTTCATC